AAAAAAGGAGTAAATAAACTTATTCAAACTCAATTTCGAGTACACCCTAAGCGAAAAGATAAATTTAGGGCAAAAGTAAATGAGTTTATAAAGGAGTTTCAAAAAATAATATAACGGTTCTCGGCTTGCCGTCAGGGCGGGTATTGAACCACAAAACTTGAATAGAATTACTAACTTTTAAATAACAACAAAATGTCAAACGAAGAACTGAACCCCGCCTTGCGGCAAACCGATGTTAACAGCCGTTTTATTTATCTTATCACAAACGAAACTGATGGGATAGTAGAATCTGCTTGGTCTAACTTTGAAGAAGCAAAAAAAGAATGTCAGCAATGGGAAAAGATGAAACCACAAAAGCGGTTTATGATTGTCGAGCTCCCTGTAAATGGCTGTTAACGTTTTGCAGCTAACAGAAGTGGCTGCTTGTAAGAACTTCTGAATTAAAAACAAATGCTTGTAGCAGCCATTTTTGTTAGGTGCTGTTAGGCGAAGTTAAATTAGATAGATGGAAAAAATAACAACAAGTAGTGAATCTACATTAGAAGTAATAACTATTGATTCTTATACAGGTGAGGGTACTAATGACCTGACGATTTCAATTTATAATAAGATTTGTAACGATTCGGCACATATCAACTTAAATGAAGATGAAGTTAGAAGATTACGAGATGAATTAAATGAGTGGTTGGACGATTAATTTCGCCTAACGGTTGCGGGTATGGGCTGGCGGCTTTTTCTGCCGCTTGCTTATACCCGTTGTTACCAGCTGGCACGGATTATTAACAATAAAAGCTAATTAAATGAACGAAACAGTTTTAAATAATTTTTTGAGGGATGGCAAAAACGGCTTGACCGAAGAATTTAATGTATTATCATTATTCGATGGTATGAGTTGCGGACAAATTGCCCTTAATAATGTAGGATTGAAACCTACACGATATTATGCAGCCGAAATAAAGAAACACGCCATACAATGCACAATGGATAATTTCCCTGATACTATTCAGATTGGAGATGTTACAAAAGTGAAAGGCCAAGATTTACCAAAAATTCATTTATTGATTGGAGGTAGCCCGTGTCAAGATTTTAGCAGGGCAAATAGTGTAAGGGATGGATTAAAAGGGATGAAATCAATGTTATTTTATGAATACATAAGATTACTTGAAGAAACGAAACCCGATTACTATTTACTTGAAAATGTGATTATGGATAATTTAGGCTATAATACAATATCTGAACTATTAGGAACTGAACCAGTAAGATTGTGCGGTTCAAAAGTAAGTGGAGCTTTAAGAGATAGATTATTTTGGACAAATATAGGGCCTGAATGTTTTGATTTGTTTGGTAACAGAAAAAGCAATATACCACAACCGAGAGATAAAAAAATAATGTTAAATGATGTTTTGGAATATGGATATTCAGACAAGAAAAAACATACTTGTTTAAATACTGGTAGTGGTTATCAATCACCAAATCAAAAAAGTTTAATACACCGAAATAATACTACTGGAATGGTTACACTTATTTACACAGATGAAACAATGGATGAAAGTAAAGGAGTGAGATTTTGCACACAAACAGAAATGGAAAAACTGCATAACATACCATTAGGATATACAAGAAACTTAAATAAAAGACAAGCAGGCGATTTGATTGGGGATGGATGGACTGTTGGAATAGTTGAACATATCTTTTCTTTTTTAAAAGGGGAGGAAAAAAATTATTTAAAACTGAACCGAAATGCTTAATCGAAGAACAATCGTAGTGCTTGCTGGTAACTACTGTATAACTGCAATAAAAAGGATAAATAAATATGAGAGTATCAGTAAGTTATATAGTTGTTTGGCAAGTTGTAATTAATGGAATTGAAACACCTTATAAGTTCACAAAAGACGGTATTTGTATTAATACCCAACGATGCAAAATATTAAAAAAAGTATCAAAAAATTCAACAATAGGATATAATTTTAATTCAAAATTTTACCCACTTTCAAAAGTTCGATTAATGATGCAAAAAATAAAAATAAATAAATTACCATTTTAAACATGACAAAAGACATATACGATAACCATTCAATGAATAGTTTAAACGCCTATTGGCATGCAAAAGCAAGCTGTCAATATTGGGATTCAGTAATAAGCGATAGGCACTTAATGAGTAATAAAGACTTTTTGAAATGTATGATTGCAGCACGAAAAGCAAGCCGCATTTTAATTACTGAAATTGAAAAGGCATACAAGCAAGCTGGAATTGACATTGAACAGATTGGAGAAGAAAACGAGGTTATATTCCAGGCTATGGAAATAATGCAGGAGTTAACTGATAGTTTACAAATAAAACCAATATTGAAAGTAAAAATGTAAAAAATACTATATTTGTAAAATAAATGGAATTAGTTAACATAATTTTGAGCAACAAAATATATTTTGAAACTTGCAAAAATATAAACATAAATTATGCTGATGACATTTATCAAGAGGTAATAGAACAACTATTAACAATGCCAGTTGAAAGACTGCCAACAAAGGAATATTTGCAGTTTTGGTTTTATTGCACAGCCAGAAATATTATCTCACAAAATGGAAAGTTAGGAAAATTAATAAGTAAAGATTTTCCAACCGATATTCAATTTGAAATAATAGAAGAAGAACAAAATTGCGAATTAAAATTTGAACTAGATATTAAAAATATTGAAGATTTTTTATTAAGTTTAAACGAGTTTGAGAATAGAATAATAATTTTATATTCCGAACATAAATCAATGCGAAAAATAAGCCAGTTAACTGGAATAAGTTACTCAGCTTTAAGGTCAGTAAAAGAAAAAATAAAACAATTTGCAAATGAAAATACTTGTAATAATTCCTAGTTACCCCAAAATAAGCGGTGTTGATTATCATCGACTTTTACAGCCACATAAGCGAATGTCTGAAATGTTTAAAGAGTCAGTTGATATGTACCAAATAAATGAAATTGACACCGCAACAATTGAGTTTTTACAAGGGTTTGATTTAGTGATTGCAAACCGATTTATTTCAAGAGTAAACGGGAACGAAGCGATTAAAAAGTTACAAGATGCAAATGTTCCTTATGTTTTAGATATTGATGACGATTACAGATTACCCGAGTGGCATATTTTAGCGCACCAAGCAAAGAAAGAGAAACACGCTGAAAAGATATTACAAGCGTTGCATTATGCAAAAGCAATTACAACAACACACGATTATTTGAGTGGAACTTTAAAGCATGAAGCTAATCAGAAATATGCTTTTGAAATTCCAAATGCAATTAATCCAAAAGAGGAACAGTACAAAGGTAAAAAGCGTGAAATTGATGTTGTGAAATTGGGGTGGAGTGGATCAATTACTCACTTTGAAGATGTGATGTTATTGCATGATAGTTTATATTCATTGTATAGCCAGGAGCAAATAAAAGATAAATTTCAAATTGTTTATGGGGGTTATGGAAATGCAGACGAAAACAGCAAAGCAATAGCAGGTGTTTTAAGTTGCAAAGGTAAAGCAGCACCAAGTCAATTTGCTACGTTTCCAAGTGCATCAATTAACGATTATGCAAGGTTCTATGACTTAGTTGATGTTAGTCTTATACCTTTGCGAGATAACCGATTTAACAAGCTAAAATCTAACCTTAAATTAATTGAATCAGGATTTAAAAAGAAGGCATGCATAGTTTCAAATGTTCACCCTTACGAACCAATGTTAAAGCATGGTAAGAATTGCCTTGTAGTTAAGCATAAGAACGATTGGTATAAACACATGGTCAAGTTAATTGAAAACCCAAACATGATTGAGGACTTAGGAGAACAATTATATTTAGATTGCCAAGTGCAACACATTGATAGAATAGCAGAATTAAGATATAAAACGTATAAACAAATATTAGAATTATGAAAATATTACAAACAAACAAAAGCAAAGTTTTATTTTTAGAAAATGAAAACGAGGTAAAAATTTTAAAAGAATTACTTAAAAAAAATAAAAAAGGTGGATTAATATTTGTTGAAAGTAGCGAAAATACACCAAGTGACAAAGAGATTGATAAAGTAATTAAATTAACTTACAAAAATGATAGATAAAATTTTATATTGCATTGGAATATCAATGCTGTTTACTTCCTTTTTTAGCTTAACACAAATCCCTAAATGGTTAGATTTTAAACCATTTAATTGCGGTGTGTGCCTTTCATTTTGGATTTGTGTAATAGCTATTCAATTTGATTTAATTCAATACACACAAGCGTTTGCCATAGCAGGGTATGCAGCTTATTTTTCAATGATTTTAAAACGAATAATGTATAAAATATGAAACCAAAACAAAAAGCAAAAGAATTAGTAATGAGTATGTTTCAACCTCCGGTAGATTCTTTAGAATATAAACAAGGTCAAAAACATTTTTTTAATCAATATAGTGCAGCAAAACCATGTGCATTAATAGCAGTTGCAGAAATACTAAACGCAATTTATAACGAAGATTTTGATGGGCATTTAATTGATGAAAATGATGCTGCAAGTTATTGGCAAGAAGTAAAAAGAGAAATAGAAAAGCTATGAGAACATTTAAAGATATTTTAGAACAACTAAAACATAAAGGACCTAACCGATTTAGCTTATATGAATTACTTGAAATATTTATTAATGAAACTGATTGGGTAGGTAGTGGGCAACAATTTTTAGAACTTGCTTCAATATGGCATGAAATAAGCGGGACACGAGTTAATACTGGCTGCCCTGCTTGCTGCTTAGATACTTTAAAAAGTCTAAAAAATTGGTATATTCGTGAAAGTGAAATACATTTTAAAGGAGTTCAACCTAAAAAAAGGAGTAAATAATGGCACTAATTGCAATGTGTTGCCATGACACAGAAGAAAATGGAAGGTCTAAATATACATCACAAACAATTGAAAGTTTATTTGAAACAGTTGATTTTACACAAGACAAATTAGTTATTATTGATAATGCAAGTTGTCAAGAAACTAAAGAACTAATGAAAGAATTGGGTTGCATTCTTGATACTAAAAAGTTTAAAGAAAATCATATACCTTTTGTTTTAATTACCAACTCCGAGAACTTAGGAACTGCAAAAGCAATTAACCAAGCATGGAGTTTAAGAGAACCTAACGAAGTAGTTATTAAAATGGATAACGATGTTGTCATAAATAACTATGGTTGGATAGAAGAAATGGAGTTAGCAATGAAACTTGGTGGCTATGGAATAGTAGGCTTGAAACGTAAAGACTTAATGCAACACCCAAACGCTAAAGACAATTGGAAAACAGAACTAAAAATGCTTCCACACGAAAAAGGCGACAACTGGGTAGTAGTAGAAGAAAGCGCAGACATAATGGGTACTGTTCAAATGTTTAATCCAAGTTTAATTAATAAAATGGGTGGGTTAATGCAAGCAGGAGTATATGGATTTGATGACACATTAGCTTGTATAAGAGCAATATTACTTGGTTATAAACTTGCATTTTTGCCACACATAGACATTGACCATATAGATGTTGGTGGGGATGCTTACACAGAATGGAAACGCAAATATGCAGGCGAAAAAATGGAAGAATTTTATAAAATAAAAGATGGTTTAATTAATGGCACAATACCAATAAAAGTAGAACTATGATAGTTTTAACAGTAGCAGACCAACGTAGTAAATGTTTCCAATTAGAACGCTCCTTAAATTATTTTAAGTGGCAGTATCATATAATTGAAGTAAACCAATGGCAAGGATTCGCAATGAAACTAAACAAGGTATATGAATACTTAAAAGCTAATCCGAATATAACCGATTTTATATTTGTTGATGCTTATGATACATTTTTTTTAGACACACCACAAAACACTAAGCGCAAAATATATTGGAATTGTTTATTTAATTCAGAAGTAAACTGTTGGCCTGATGTTGACCAACTAGCAAACTACGAAGCAAGGGAACAATACACAAAACCAAACACAAAATTTAGATTCTTAAATAGTGGTGCTTACTACATGAAGTCAGAAACATTTATTAAGTTAATAGACAAACAAGGAATACACGACAGTGAAGATGACCAAAGAATAGCAACTAAATGGCTAATCAATAACCCAAGCATAGGTGTAGACCATGATTGCCGAGTATTTCAAACATTATGTGGTATATTGCCAACTGATTACAGAATAGAAAATAATCAATTTATTACTAAAGATAATTTCAAACCAACAATCATTCATGGAAACGGTAAAGCAGATATGAATTTTATATACGAATTAATATGAGTAATTGTTTAAAATGCGAAAAAGACTTAAATAAATAACATAATGATAATTTTATATATATTTGCAACATAATAAACAACAGAACATGAAAAAGATTACAATATTTATCACAGCACTTTTAATGGTATTTAGCTGTACAAAAGAGCAAGTTGAACCAACACAAGTTTACAAAACAATTGAAACGAAGTTGTTTATTTTTAACACAATTACCAACGCTGCTAATAACACATGGGTAAATGATACAGCTATTTATTCAGCATTTACAACTGACTTTCAATTTGTGAGAACAATGGCAAAAGGCGATTCAATAAAAATCAAAGTATTTTCTAATCGTGTAAGCCAAAATAATAAGTTAAATATTGTTTATAATGGATTAGTAATAAAAAATATTGAAGTTCAAAAAGTTTTAGAATACACCTTTAAATATGAATAGTTATGGCACGACCTTTTGGAACTAAAGCAATAGAAACACCTGAAAAAATGTGGTGTAACATAAACAATTGTGAAGGATACATGATTTCAAATTATGGAGATGTAATTTCATTTAGAAAAAGAAACAGTAAAGTGTTTTATGATGTTCCGAAAGTTATAAAACAAAATACAATAACTACTCATTGTGCAAAAAAGTATAATAGAGTAAATTTGCTAGGAAAAGCTTTTTTTGTTCATAGATTAGTAGCAGAACATTTTATTGAGAATAAAACAAATAAACCTCAAGTAAACCATATTGATGGTGATTCATTAAATAATATTGTGATTAATTTAGAGTGGGTTACTAATTCAGAAAATCAAATACATAGATTTAAAATGAATGGCACAAAAAACAATTATGGTCAATATGTACATAAAAGTAAAAACAATTTTAGAGTTTATAAAAAAGGAGTAGTCGATAAATCATTTAGAGAATTAGAAGTTGCTCAAACATTTGCTAAACAATACTACTAATTATGCACCCAACAAGAATATTTAAAACACCTGAAGAATTAGAAAAAGCTTTTAATGAGTACAAACAAAGTCTTATTGAAGAAGCTAAACAATGGGTTAAAGTACAATATGTCGGAAAAGATGGAGATAGGGTTACTGACCCTTTAAAACTACCATATACCATAGACGGATTTGAAGTTTGGTGCAAAAATAATTATGGATTTGTACATCAATATTTTGATAATAAAGAGAACCTTTATAATGACTTTGTGACTATCTGTTCGTACATTAAAAAAGAAATTAGAAATAATCAAATTACTGGAGGGCTTCTAGGTTCATACAACCCAAGCATAACACAACGATTAAACGGATTAACCGACAAGAGCGAAGTAACTGTAAAAGAACAGCCTTTATTTCCTGAGTAAAATTAAACAAAGTCAACAAAACCGCTTGTCTATACGGTGAGCAAATCGCATTTATGTTTAAACGAACAACCGCTATAAATAAATTATTGAAACTTGAAAAACGCAAAAAAGTAATTCAAGGCGGTACGAGTGCAGGTAAAACATTTGGAATACTGCCAGTCTTAATTGATAGAGCAGCTAAAACACCACATTTAGAAATAAGTGTAGTAAGTGAAACAATACCACATTTGCGAAGAGGCGCAATTAAAGACTTTTTAAAAATAATGGAATGGACGAACCGTTATGTAGATGCAAATTGGAACCGTTCACTATTAACATATAAATTTGCCAACGGTTCATATATTGAGTTCTTTAGTGCAGAACAAGAATCAAAGTTGCGAGGTGCAAGGCGTAATGTGCTTTACATTAACGAAGCAAACAATATTTCATTTGAAGCTTATCACCAATTAGCAATTAGAACAAGTGGCGAAATATGGTTGGACTTCAACCCTACTGCTGAATTTTGGGCGCATACCGAAGTTTTAAAAGACAATGACAGCGAACATATAATACTTACCTACAAAGATAACGAGGCACTCCCTGAAACAATCATTCACGATATAGAACAAGCGCAACACAAAGCGCAAACATCAAGCTATTGGGCTAACTGGTGGAAGGTTTACGGACTTGGATTGATTGGTTCATTACAAGGTGTTGTATTCGATAATTGGAAACAGATTGAAAAGATACCAACAGATGCAAAACTTTTAGGCTATGGAATGGATTTTGGTTTTACGAATGACCCAACCACATTAATCGCAGTTTACAAAACAAACAATCAACTTTACTTTGACGAGGTATTATATCGTACTAACATGACAAATAATGAAATCGGTAACTTTATGAAGTCAGAAGGAATAGGTAGACCCTACGAAATAGTTGCGGATAGTGCAGAACCTAAATCAATCGAAGAGTTAAGAAGGCAAGGATTTATGATTACACCTGCAACAAAAGGACCCGATTCAATTAAAATTGGTATTGATATTTTAAAACGTGAAAACTTCTTTGTTACTCAAAGTTCAATCAATTTAATTAAAGAGTTAAGGAGTTACGTTTGGGATACTGATAGAGATGGTAAGCTAACAGGAAAGCCAGTCGATTATTCAAATCATTGCTTTATAGGTGAAACTTTAATTACAACAAACAAAGGGCTAAAAAGAATTGATGAAATAAAAATAGGAGATAACGTTTTAACATCAAAAGGATACAAAAAAGTTCAAAAAGTATTTAATAACGGTTTGCATCATGTGAATAAGTACTCGATACAATTAGATACTAATACTGTATATTTGACTGGTACAAATAACCATAAAATAAAAACAACTAAATCATGGACAGAATTATCGAAATTGAAAAAGGGACAGCAAATTTTCCAACACAAACCTTTAAAGGGAAGCAATATAGCTTGTACAATGGAGAAAAGTATTTTAGTAGAGGAAATAAAAGACTTCATACAGAAGTTTGGAAATTTCATAAAGGAGAAATACCTAAAGACTATCATGTACATCATGTTGATGGGAATCAAAATAATAACGAAATATCAAATCTTAACCTTGTACATAAAACATTACATCAAAGATTCGAAGCGAAAAAAAGATTTAAAAACAATCCAGAGTTTGCTAAAAGTTTTCATGCAAAAGGAATTGAGGCTGCAAAAGAATGGCACAAATCAAAACAAGGAATTGAATGGCATAAAAAGAATGGTAAAGAGTGTTGGATTAATAAACCTTTTACAGATAAAATATGCGAACAATGCGGAAAAGATTATAAAACAAGACACTCGGGCATATCTAAATACTGCCATCAAAACTGTAAAGCTACTGCACTTCGAGCAAGGAGAAAGTTACAAGGCTCAAGTATATGATTTAATGATAGAGGATTGCCACGAATATTTTGCAAATGGAATCCTTGTTCATAATTGTGTTGATGCTATGAGGTATTTCGCACTTAATAAATTAAATAACCGACCAAGTGGCAAATACGCAACAATGAAAATTTAGCAAAAAAGTACAAAATTTATATATTAAATAGAATGAAGTTTGAAAAAAGAACCATTAGTCAGTTTATAAAATGCAAAACAATTGCAGAACTTGAAACCGATCCATTAAATCGTAACATTAAATTGCTAGCTGAATTAACAAACAAAACTTTTGATGAAATAGAGTCGATGCCAATTGAAGACTTAACAAAATCATTAAAAGCATTTAGTGAAATAGAGAACTTAAATCCAAACGCAAGAGTGAAAATGGATTTTAAAGTAAAGGGCAGAAGGTTTAAATGTATTTGGCAAACACAAAAGTTAAAGGCAGCACAATACATTGATGCAACTTCATTCTGCAAAGATGAGGCGAATATTATAAACAACATTCACAATATACTTGCAGCGATATGTGTTGAAAAGACTTGGTATGGCAAAGTAAAAAAATACGATGGTGCAAATCATAAAGAGGTTGCAGACTTGTTTTTAAACCACATGAAAATTGAGCAGGCATATCCTATCATGCTTTTTTTTTGCAGGTACTACAAGGAATTAGCAGACAATATCCTAATTTATTTGGAATCGGAATCGGTGAAAGCAATGGAGAGAGTGAAGCCAATATTGGACAAACATTTGAAACAAAATGGGGTTGGATAGTAGCAATTAACAACCTTGCAAACAATGATAGAAGTAAGTGGGAATACTTTGAAGATATGAACATAATAGAGTTCTTAAACACATTAGTATTTTATAAGGATAAAAGTGAAGACGATAAAATAAAATGGCAAGCAGCAAAACAAATACAATAACAATAAAATATAAAGTAACTATTTATGGCAAATTAATTAGGTTGTGTAGAAAAACTTTTGCACTACCATTTTTATTAAAGTTTATAAATAAATTTCCAATAGCAATTATGCAGATACCTAAGTTGGGAAAAGAATTAGTTTATTTAAAAAAATAAAACAATGGCAGCAAGCGCAAAGGACATAGGTAGTAAGTATGGTAGTTCGGTTGATAACTTTGAAAAGGATTTAGTAAAAGGTGTTGATGGTGTGTTTTTAGATTGGGCTAATGTTTCAATACTGATTATGCGAAAGATAATTACACGCAAGGCACGAACAGGTCAAGCGAGTACATTAGCGGCCGACATAGCACCTAAACCTTTTAAAAACGGAATACAAATAGTAACAACACAAGACTATTGGCAGTACATTGATGAAGGTGTACAAGGTGTAAAAAGTCAAACTAAAGCACCTAACTCACAATTTAAATTTAAAAATTTAGGTGTGCCAAAACAAATGTGGAAATCTTTTATTAAGTACGCCGCAAGAACTGAAGCAAAAGAAATAAAAGGAATAACACTTTCAACAAAAGGTAAAAGTAAAATACAAGCAGGAAGGGACTTAATAACAGTTGCTAAAGGTTTGGCAGTAGCTACAAAAATAAGCGGTATAAAACCAATGCGATATGTTGAACCAGCAGTAGGTTCAGCAAGAATTAAAAAGCTGAATCAAGCTTTATCTAAAGAAATGAAAACAGTAATAACAATGGCAATAATTAAATAATGGCAATTACAATACTTTCAAGCCCGAATCAGTTCATGGCTGCTTATAATCAAGTGGCATATACAGTAAGCAGTAATAATACTGCGCAACCTAATTTCAACTTTATAATTGATGTGAATCAAACGAGCGGTATAAGCAATCCATTAGCGAGGTTAAAATATCCGAAGCAACCTAACAGTAGCACTTTGACATTTGACATTGGCAGCGTTTTAAAAAACTATGTAAGCTATGATTTTAAAGCAGCAATGGAAGATGTATGTACGGCAAATGATAACAGCCAATTGAAATATTTTTTGCAGTTTAGAGAATTGTATGATGTGAGCGGAATACCTACGTTAAGCGGTGTATTAGCAAGTAACCCAACAACACCAAGCACAACAAGTTATCAAATGGCAGGGAATGCTATATTTGATTTTGAGGATTTTACACCAACAAGTTATGCAGGTGTTGAAGTGGCAACACATGGCTTTTTAAATACATCTTTACCCGAAAAAATTGAGCCAAATCAAAATAAAATATTAACTTTTTTGCGCAACGCAACGATGTTTGATACAGTGCGAATTACAAGTGGTGGTGTTAATTATGATGAGCCTATATATACTCCAATTACAAACAAACATTTGTTCAATATAAATGCAGGTGATTTGCTATTGCTAATTCAAGGCGTAGTAGTGGTTAATAATACATACACAGTATCATTAGTAAACTTAGGGACTGTAATATGCAGTAAAGTATTTACTTATGAAACACCATGCAGTCAGTACCCAACAGTAAGGCTACATTGGTTAAACAAATTAGGTGGATTTGATTCATTTAACTTTGAAAAAAACACAGTAAATGCAACTGAAATAGAGCGCAAACAATTTAAAGCACCATTACCAATAGGTTATTCAACAAGTGATAGGTTAAAGACTAATTACAACACAACTGTAAATGATGTTATAACTATTAACAGCGATTGGATAAGTGCAGAACAAAGCTTGTTATTTGAAGAGTTGAGTAATAGCCCTGTAATATATTTAGAAAGAAGTTCAGATGATTTTGTTGCTGTTAATATTTTAAATTCTAGTTATGAAATTAAGACCTTTTTAACTGATAGAAAAATGTTCAATGTAACATTTGAAATTGAATACAGCTACTCACGTTATAGACAATCTTTATAATGAATCAAAACCGATTAATCATAAATCAAATTGCAGGTGCAAACATAGTTGAATATGAACTTGACTTGTTTGATAACGTGCCAATACCTGTTAACAAAAGTATCATTGATATTCAAAACATAGCCGAACGCAAAAGTGATTTCACCAAAACAATTACATTGCCTGGCACTCATAACAACAATGATATTTTTAGTAATATATTTAACTTAGCTAGGTCAGTTGAAAATGATAATACATATAATTTCGCACCTGACTTTAACCCAAATTTAAAAGCTGATGCAATACTTTATAAGAACGGAATTGTACAAATAAAAGGATATTTACAACTAACAAATATAAATGTAACTGATGATTATGAAATTGAATATGAAGTAATAATTATTGGAAGAACTGCTAATTTATTTCAGGACTTAGGCGATAAGAAACTAAATGAATTAGACTTGTCAGCATTTGACCATACGTGGAATTACACAAACATTTCAGCAAGTTGGACACCTAGTTCTGTTATCGGTTATTATTATGGACTAATTGACAATGGGTTAAGTTCAAATCAACAAGGCTACTATACTGAAAATTTTAAACCTCAAATATTTTTAAAAGTTATTGTTGATGCAATTTTTAAGGATGCAGGATATAGATATGCGTCACTTTTTTTTACAAGTGGAAAATATACCAAGCTAGTAGTTCCAACAACACAAAACAAATTATTATTAACAACGCAGCAAGTAACCGATAGAACATTTATAGCGGATAGAATAGTAAACAGTGGTTTAATTTCTTTACCACAAAGTGGCTTTACTGTATTACCATTTAATAATATTGCTTTACAGAGTACACCTGCTGGGTATAATAGTACAACATTTATTTATACTATACCAACAGGAGCAAGTGGTGTTTATTCTTTTGCTTGTAATATTGATATGACTTTTTTATATGATAATTTCAATAGTAATAACTGTGGAGTTGATTATAGTTTTTTAATTAAAAAGGGTTCAAGTTTATTATTCCAAACAGGTAGGGATTCAACTACAATAACATTTCCAAGTCAAACAATTAAAACAAGTTTTCAGAGTCAAGAAGTTTTTTGTAGTGCAGGTGAGCAAATAGAGGTTCAGTTATTTTTTGAAAACAATACAGATATAAACAACACTTTTGATTTAAGATTAAATACAACTTCTAATTTCTTTTCAATTGTAAACCCTAATTTAACTATTGGTAGTACAATGCAACTTGCAAATTGTTTGCCAAGCGACATTACACAAGCAGATTTTTTACTATCAATTATAAACTTATTTAATCTTTACATTGAGCCAACAGCACTTGACGAAAAAACATTAAAGATTGAACCACGTGATGAATTTTATACAACTGATATAATTGATTTAACAAACAAAATAGATGTATCAAAACCTATCGAAATTACACCACTATCAGAATTAAAATACAAAGAATATCTATACACGTTTAGCGAAGACAAAGACGAATTAAATACTATATTTCAAAGTAAATATACCTATCCTTATGGGTCATATTTAAAGAGTGTAAACAATGACTTTGTAAAAGAACAATATAAGACTAAAACATTATTTGCACCAACTCCATTGAATGGAATTAGAAATAAAAATCCAAAGGTTGTATTTAGTGAAATTGTTTTTTTAGATTCAAGTGGTAAAAGAACAGATGGCACAAGTAAGCTAAGACTACTATTTGCAGGGGGGTTGAGTGATTTTATAGGTACAAGTTATTTTAGCTTACGTGACCCTGATGGCACGTTCCATTTTATTGATAGTTATCCATACGTTGGGCATTTAGATAGCATCACAAATCCGACCTTTGATGTTAATTTTTACACCCCACAACAATTATTTTATGGCAAATCATCAAGTATAAAATATACTGATAACAATCTATTCAATTTATATCATAAGAAAGGAGTTGAAGAGATTACAAATAAGGATTCAAAGACTGTTAAGTTTCATGTTAAATTATCCGAAAACGATATTAACAAACTTTCGTTTAGAAGCCTATATTTTATTGACAAGCAATATTACCGACTATATGAATTAGACTTTGATAGTAACAGCGAAGAGCCTGCAGTTTTAACCTTTTTGCAGCTTGCAAATGTTGAATCATTTGTGGGCAGTCAAAGTAATATAAATGGGGGTGGCGATGGTGTAGCAGTTATTGAAATTGATGTACAAAGGAATGGTAATACACTAACAAAAGGCGGTGATATTTTGTTGTTAGGAAGAGAGAATAATGTTAGCGGTGATATAAATCTAATTAACTCAAATGGGAACCTTGTAAATGGTGAGCGAATAAGCGTTTTAGGTGGCGAAAACAACATATTAAATAGCACAGATGGAACATACTTAGGCTGTGAAGATTTTACAAGCGTAAGGAATGGTGAAGTGGTAATAAAAAACATTGACCAACCGTTGCTTACAACACGAATATTGACAGTTGCCGAACTTAAATCACTACATACTACACCTATTCAATTACTTGCATCGGTTGATGGTTATTGGATTGAAATATATGATGCTTATATTACTGTGTTCTTTGAATCAGCAACACCAGTAGCATATAACAATCACAAACTACACTTACAATACAGTGGCGATGGCACTCACTTATTAGAGTTTGACAATGGAATAACAATGGTAACAGTAGCAACAAAACAAAGAGGTATAAACATAAACGATTTACCATTTAAGAACTTAGCAGTACAAATACATAGCGCAGGAAACTTAGGAACAAGTGGGAATGGAAAAGCATTAATAGAGTTAGAATACAGACTACATAGAATCATAACATAATGGCAAACGAAAAAATAATATTTGACACCGAAGTAAAAGTAGGCAATTCAGTAGGTTCTGTTAAGAGTTTAAAGGCTGAATTACGAGCGGTAACGAATGAACTTGGAACACTTGAAAATGGAAGCGAAGCATTTATAAAAGCAGCGAAAAAAGCAGGTGCATTAAAAGACCAAATAGGGGACATAAAAGACGTAGTTGCAGCGTTTAACCCAGAGGCAAAGTTCCAAGCTTTAGCTGGTGCGGTTGGAATTGCGGCAAATGGTTTTTCAGCGATGCAGGGCGCAATGGCTTTAATGGGGTCAGAAAATGAAGACTTAAATAAAACCATTGCTAAAACACAAGGCGCAATTGCATTAGCTACTGGTTTGAATGGTTTGCTTGGAATGAAAGATGCTTTCAATGTTTTAAGTTTAGTAATCAAAACAAATGTAGTAGCAGCTTTTGCAACCATGAGAGCCGCTATAATTTCAACAGGAATTGCAGGGTTGGTAATACTAATCGGAACTTTAATTTATCAATTTGTTGAAGAAAAAAACGCAACCGAAGCAGCATCAAAAGCACTAGACGAACACAATAAAAAACTTCGTGAGCAAGGGCAAGCAATTCAAGATTTATCAGTAGAACTTTTAAAAGGTCGTGACCGTGAAGCGGCTGAACTTGCAAATAAACAAACAAAAGAACTAGTTGCATTACAAGACCTTTACGCAAAAAAAGAATTAACCGAAGCTGAATTTTTAGAGCGTCAATCCTTAACTATTCAAAAGTTTGAAATACAAAACGCTGATTTAAAAAAGAAGTTTGAAGATGAGGACAAAGCTAAGCAAGACGAGAAAAATAAAAAAGCTATTGCTACTAAACAACAACATTTAAAAGAATTAGCAGATATTGATAAGTTTGAAAACGATGCAATAAATGAAGGTAATAAAACTATTCAAGAAGAAAAAGAAAAAGAAGAAGAAGCCAAAATAAAACGTGAGCGAGCCTTAGCAGCACAAACAATACTTGTAAAGCAGGAACAATACGCACAAGAACAAGCAGACGCAAAAGCAGATGCAGACGCAAAAGTAAAAATAGCTGAACTAGAAATACAAGCGAAAAAACAACTACTCCAAGCAAGCGTAAGCATTCTCGGTTCACTAAGTCAATTAGTAGGACAACAAACAGCAGAGGGCAAAGCATTAGCAATAGCACAAGCAACTATTAATACTTATTTAGGAGCATCAGAAGCCTTTACAGGAAGTTTAAAAATAGACCCAACGGGTGTTTTAGGTAGTATTTTAGCAGGTGTTGCAGTATTACAAGGTATTGCAAATGTAAATGCAATTGCAAATGTACAAGTTCCAAATGGTGGCGGTGGCGGTGGCGGTGGTATAGCAGCACCACCAGCACCTAGAATAGCCCCTAGTTTGAGCGGTGCGAAATTAGGAGGTAACAGCGAAGTGATAACAAATAATAAAGGCGGTGTACAAAAGGTTATCGTCACCGAAACTGATATTACAAACACACAAAACAAAGTTAAAAATATAGTCACAAAAGCAACTATAAGATAGCTTAAATTGATTAATAAGAGCGTAATGGTATATTTATATCATTGCGCTTTTTTTATGTCTAAAAAGCAAATAATTTTTAGTCTTATATTTATTATTGAATGGATAAATTACCAATTTACAGATTTATAGTAAGCGAAGACGATGAAGCACAACTTGAAGCGGTGGCTTTTGTGGATTCACCTGCTATTGAAATGAATTGGCAAGCGTTTAATTCTAATCAATATAAGTTCAAAGCTGATAACGAAAAAAGAATTATTAGTGGACCGTTAATGGTTGCAGAATTGCCAATCTATCGCAGAACAGAAGAGGGCGAATATTATGGTGTATTTCAAAAAGAAGATATTTATAATTTAAGAAATAAGTTTTTTAAACAAGGTAAATCAAACTTAGTAAATGAGATGCACAACAGCGACAAAATGATTGAAGGTGTGTATATGATTGAAAGTTTTTTAATTGATAAAGAGCGTGGAATAAATGCACCTAAAGGATATACTTTAACTGATGGTAGTTGGTTCGGTTCTTACAAAATTGACAATGATGAAATTTGGAATGACTTTATAAAAAGTGGCGAGTTTAAAGGGTTTAGTGTTGAAGGAATATTTAACACAGTTAAGATAGATGAAAAGCCGCAAAACATAATTGAACAAATAATTGAAATAATAAAAAATACAAATGAGTAAAATAAAACTAACACCGATGGAAGCTTTAAAGCAAATTGGTAATTTACTAAAAATGGATTTTGCAAAAGTAGAGAAATTCAAAAGTGCAAAATTAGCAGATGGAACTGAAATAATGTGGGATGGTGAAATCGCTGAAGGTACTGCTATCATGGTAGTTGCCGAAGATGGAAATCAAATGCCAGCACCCGATGCAGTTCATGAATTAGAAGATGGTACAAAGGTTACAACTGTGGGCGGCTTAGTTACTGCTATTGAAGCAAAGAAAGAAGAA